CTCGAGCTTACGACGCATCATGAGCTTCATGCCTTCAGGAGCGTCGGTCTGTACCCAGAATGCTGACGCATTGGTCAAACGTGACAACACAGCCGCGCCTTCGTCCAACAAACCGATGGACTTGACAGGGTTGATGTCGTTGTTTGCATTACCTGCGCGCAAGACGGATTTCAGGAGAACTTCAGCTTGGAAGACGTTGCCGGGGGCGACCACCAATTGGCGGGGCACCAAACGAATCTTCTTACCGTTGTTGTCCACAGCTTGACGAATCTGGATCAACATCTGCTCAAGCGATGTCTGTGACAGATTGGCGGCTGTAGCCAATTGGTTGCTGAATGTACCGCTGACGATAGGGTGAGCTGTGCTGATCAAAGCAACGCCGTCGCCACCTGCTGTAGCACCACCTGTGAAGGCGTTGTTCAACACGTTAGCAGACAATGTCTCTTTGGTCTCAATCAATGACTGAGCCAAGTGACGTGCGTACACCTGACCGATACGGATGTGGTCACCGTCTTCAACCAAAACTTTGGTCAAAGCAAATGCCAAGCCGTACACAGAGTACACATAGCGTTTCAGGAACAGAACACCACCCTGTTGGTACGACACTGGTGTGCCGTCAGGCAACTGAGGTGCCGCGCCGAAACCGTACAAGACGGGTTCTTCGTGGTAGTTACGTGGGATGCCTTCTTGTTCCGTGAAAACACGAGACCATTCATCGGCACGTTGGTCGTAGACACCGTCGAAACATTCATTCAAGATAGGTTCGACGATGCTACGAAAGTCGGTACTGCGCATTGGAGCGGCCATGATTCATGTCCTCCTATTAAATTGCCGTACCTGCCGCACCAGCAAACTGGTACTCGGCAATAGTGGCACGAACGATGGTGTAAGAATCACCCCAAGCATTGTCAGGGTACGGTGCGAGGTTGATGATTCGCATTTGTGCGCTATTGCCAGCACCAGCTAAGGTGGTTGACAAAGTGCAAGCAGACAAACCAGTGGTTGTTGAACCAGCAGTAGTGTTGCTCAAATCAGCCTCATCGCCAATGGAAGTCTGCGCTAGTGAACCAGCGGCTTGAATTTCATAGACGATATTGGGGTCGTTGTAGAAGTACGCAATGCATGAACCAGTCTGGTATGCCGTGTTGGCAGGCCAGTAGTTCGACACGCGACGACGACCAGTAGTGTCCGTAAACTCGACGCCTGAGAAGCAACCGAGAAACGCATCACCAGCGGCGGCGACCTGAATCACACCACCTGTAGCCATCTTGACGGGTTGACCCTTCAAAATGTCGGTGCTGTACGTAGAGAGAATACCGTCAGCTAACGCCGAAGCACGATCCAACCCAGAAGGGTGGAATGCAGGACGCATACCGAACGGAGCATTTGTAGAAGACATAGTCTTACTCCTTAGAAGTTAGCCCTCAAAAATGGGGGCGCGATTAGATTGAGATTGGTCAAACCTACCCATACCTTCGCCTTCCAACCGTACCAGCGACTTGCCACTGCTGTCACGCTGACCTTGAAGGTTCTCAAGCTGAACACGGACTTTGTCCGCTTCTTCTTGGGGAGCTTCGAAGTGCAGTTGCGCCATAACGTCTTGGTAGACATCCATGGGCAATTTGAACAGCAACATCTCGTTGCATGATATGTACCCAACGTGTTCGCCAGCTTTGACTTTGTAGTTGTCGAACCCAGCCATTTCGTCCGCTTTCACGGGAATGTAGCCAAGTCGCACCCTTTTATCAATGGTGTCGTATGCGTTGGTGGTTGAGAGCCAAATGAGGTGCCAGCCCGGCATCTCTGGTACTTTTGGCAGTGCTGATTGGTTCCATTCATCACTCCACATCTTTCGACGTTCCTGTGAGCTTACGAACTTTGTTTCTGGAGCGGCGCGACTGGCGTCCTCGCTTGCGCGATCATTGCGTCCACCTGCGTTCAGAGATTTTTTCAAACGTGATTCGGTCATACTTGTTTCCTTAGTAAGAGTTGTTTCGAGCTTCTTGCGCATATCGCTTAATCATCTTGGATCGCTTATCGGGATCATCCCAAAAGCCAGCATCCTTCATTGCGCGCACTTGTTCTGGTTTCAGTACAAATGTGTTCCTGTTGGTGCTTCCGTTGACGCTTTCGCGACCAGAACTTGTTACAACACTCCTTGGTCTCTTAGTAGACGAACGTACGTCCGTGCTGTCATTGTACTTGTGTGGCAAGTACTTATGCAAGCGATTATCGAGCTCATTCCAATAATCAGGTGAGGTTGGATCCCAACCCTCCGAAACCAGAGTCTCGTCAATCTGCTTTGCAATCTTGGAATCGGTATCCCGAGCGTTCGGGTCATACCAATCATTCTTCTCCATCCAGTTCGCCGCCAAACGCTGTAGGCGGGGATCTGGGACGTTTCCTTGGGCTTGGCGTGGCTGGACTGCCGCCTTCTTAAAGTTGGTTAAAGCCTCCATCTGACGACGTGACTCGTACATCATCTCTTGGGCTTCAGCCATGGCGTGACCGTCAGAAGCGCTTGCCGCCTCAGAGATCTTCATCTTGGCGTACTGCAAGCGAAGTTCTTGGTCTTCAATAGCCTTGTCAATACGAGCAAGGTCAGCAGAGTGGGTTTTGCGCTCAACAACGGACAAACGCTCCATCAGTTCTTGGTTCTTGCGTTCCAAGTGCTGGAGTTTCATGTCCTTCTCAACGCCTGTTTTCTTAGCCAAATCCCGCTTGGCACGACGCTTTTCACGACGTGCGCGTTGGTATTCGGTCTCGTCTTCAGGGACTATGTCGTCGTCAACAGCTCCGCCAGCCGCTAAACGGTCGTCTTCCTGCTCATCAGGGGACTCAATGCTTTCGGGTAGGTCAATAACGGCTGAACCGTCGGCTTCCTCGGTGACAACAATCTTGTCAAGTTCGTTTTCTGTGGTCATAAGAATGCTTTCATAGCTAGGGGATCACCAATGACTTTGGCAATGACTTCGTGGTCGTTTAGGATCATGAACAGAGCTGGATCTTCGTGATCGTCCGCCCCTGTGACCTTAACTTCCCACCTATCTCCGCCCCATTTAGGGACTCGGATGTAATCACCAACCTCGCACCACGAGCCTTCAGGCCAGCCTTGCATGGTTTCACGGTTTTTGAATGCGAGAGGGCCAATCTCGATGACTTTTGCCACCATGTTGTTCCACTTCTCGGTCTCTTTGGTCTCTTCTACCAAAATGATCCCTGCGCTTGTCGTTTTCTGTTTTGTGCGACGTAATTGCACCAAAATTCGACCACCTAATGGCTTAGCACCCGGGCTAACAGCGGGGAATGCCCACTTCACTTCAGCGTTTTCCAACACTTCGGGGTTATCGCTCATCTTCTTCTTTGTCCTTTAACATTTTATTAATGAGATCGAGGGTTTCCTGCAATCCCAAGTTTGTGCCGACCGTGCGTTGGTACGCCTCCCATGACGCGACGTTTCCAGCCGCTAGGGAAGAAGCTATTTCAGCTTGACGCACCTTAATTGCGCCGATCAGATCACCCAGATTGAATAACATTATTTCTTCTTAGCTTGCGATAAGGCGCCTCCTTGTTTTTTAGCTGGCGCTGTGTTGCCAGAGGTCTTCAAAGATGTGCCATCAAGCTTTTCGCCTGCGGCAATACGCTTGTGCATGGGCACTGCTTCGTTGTGGTAAGGGTTAGATGTAGCCATTTCAGCCTCCTAAGTAGGTTTGCGCTTCACGTTGAAGCTCGGTTGCAGTTTTTACCTGCTCTTGTTGCAGTTTTGCCGCATCTCGCGTCAATCTTGCAGACTCTATACGCTCTTGTGTGAGATTCTTCTCTGTTTGCATTGCCACTTCGAGCTGTTGATCCGACTCGAACTGCTCTTTGCTCTGTGTGAGCTTGGCAACGTCGAGTTGTTGTTGGTTTTGAAGCTTTTGAACAGCCAGTTGGTTGTCTGCTTGGTCTTTTGCAGTCAAGCGCTGGGTCTCTGCCATGCTTGTCTGGAGCAAAACCTGTGCTTCTGGTGTCATTGGAGGGGCCTGAGTCTGCTTGAGCTGTTGCATTGTCTGCATCATCTTCTGCAATTCAGGCACAACTTGCGCAAATACCTTCTGTGTGTCCAAGGTAACGTGCTGTGAGGCTATAGCCATGAGCTTGTCTGCCTCTGGCGTAACCTTTGGATCGTCGTAGTCGGTAGCTTGGCGACCCAAGGTCTTCACAACGTAGCCATTCATGCGGTTTAAGTACCACATGGAGATGTGTTGCTTCAAGTGCTCGACCATCTGGGGCAGAATAATCGGCTGAACCATAGGATTTGAGCCAAAGATTGGGTCTTTGTAGAAGTCCATGTGGCTCTGAATGTGAGACAGGTGGTCTTGCTCCATGTAGGCAAATGCGGCTTGTCCAAGCATCATGGCGACGTTCTCGTTGGCGGAGTCGCGCTTCTCGGGAGAAGGTACGTCTTTCATGATCTCGTTGATCCCGGGCACCTTGATCTGCTTCAAGAACCGCTCAACCACCACCTTGCGGTTAAACAGGTCTGGGTTCTCCTTCATGATCTGCATCACCGCTTGGCTCTGCGCCATACGCTGGGTCTCAGAGAAGATGTGCGGATCAGAGACAGGGATCACGTCCGTGTTAGAAGCGAAGTCTTCCTTGCGGATGTCGAGGTCAGCGACCACTTCACCCTTGCGTTGCTCTTCCAAGTACCAACGATTGAGGCGACCAAGGATCTTGAGGACGCGACCTTGGCTGTCGTGCAGGCGTGAGTGAATGGCAGAGAACACTGCGGCGCCCTGCTCGATCAAAGCCTGAGTTGTGCCAACAGGGGTGTTGGAGTTCACGTCAGCGATCTTTTCCTCTGCGGTGGTCACTACCCCCTTAGCCGCACTGTCTAGCCAGCCTAGAAGCTGAAATAGCACAGGGGATGGTGGGTTAAAGGGCATAGGCATGGCGATCTTGCGGATGTCGTCAACGCCGGGTGCCCCCTCGATCTCACAAACTTGCGTCACGTCCACCTGCTGGGACTGACCCGAGATCTTCGCTCCCTTGAGCTTTAGCATGGTTGCCGCATTGTTGATATGGGCAGAGTCCAACAAAGCGCGCAGAGAGCCTGTAAGAGCCGCTGACAGCCCTCCGATGAGCTGTGGCAAGCCAATAGCGTACGCACCACGCCATGGGATGAACTTGAACTCGACCAACCAATCCAGCTTGGTCTGTGTCTCGTCGCCCTCTTCCCAGTTACGGTACAGACCGACGCACTCGTTCTCGTGCTCGTCAACCATCAAGATGTAAGGGGCTGACTCACCGTTGGTCAGTGGGTCGTCTTCCAGCTCGAGCCATGTGTAGATGTGATAGACCTTACGCAGACCATCCTCGTTGTCATCCCACTTACGGCCTTCAATCTTGTTGTTGGCTTTCTCAGAGTGTGTTTCCTCTGGCTCAGCGCTTACGCGAACCAAGTCGATGTCACGGTACAGACCTGAGCGAATGCGGTTCTTGAACTCCCACTCGGTGATGGTCTGCATCTCAGTGACACGCTGGGCTGTATAGAAGTTCGCCGCGGCAAAGGGCAACAGAATGTTGTCGATGGGCATGAACTCAGCGCAGGGACGCTTCTTCTTCTCGTCGTACCACAGCTTCATGTATTGCGAGCCACCCAAGGGAAGCTGAGTCAGCATCTGCTCCTGCTCGTCGCGGAACTCTTCGATCTGCTCAGTCAACTGCCAGTTCATGTAGTCGCGCTTGCGCTCAGCCTTTTGGATCTTGGACTCATCCACGTCGCCAAGGATCTTGGTGCGGGTAGGGCCATCTGGTGGGAACATTTCCTTGATGGCGCGAGAGGCGAAGTCCACGCAGGCTTCAGCCATGACAGGGTGAACAACCTTGCTGGCGCCCATAAAGGTGGCACCGCCCGGCGCATCATTCCCCATGCCCGTACGCTTGAGACCCTCTTCGTACTTCTTATCGCGCTCCTCACGAGACTTCTTGTCGTTCTCGACCAAGTCCATGTACCGTAGGGCAATCTTGTTCAGGTCATAGGGGGAGATCTCTTCAGCCAAGTTGGCGTAGAAGTCTTCGTCCTCCATTGGGCCTTTGCTTTCCATGTGAACAATGGCAGAGCCGTCAGGCAACTCCTCGACCTCAGCATCTTCTGGTGGCATCTCATACTCAATGCCTTCGTCAGCCTCTACCTGCTGATCTTTTAACCCATCGATAAAACGACCAGCGTTAGGGTCTTGTGGGAATTGTGTCGCCATAGCTTATTTCCTTTTGAGCTTCTTGTTGCTCAGTTCCATGAACATAGTATCGCGGTTTGTGGTCATCTTAACTTTATCACTAACCGACTTTTTAACTTGAGGTTTAACTGCTCCGCCTTTGGCGTAGATGTCAGGCAAAATAATTGGTGGTCTCTTTAATTCTTCTTGTTTAAAATTATCAAAATATTTTTCGGGAATGACTTTGTTGCCAGTCATCTCCAACTCTTTCTTAAGTGCATCAATGTATTCTTCTTGCGACCTACGAGGAAATGGTTCACGCAACTCACTACGTGGCAATAAACGCACAAGGCTTGCTGGTTCAGCTTTACTTTCTAGTGCACGACTGCGATGACGACCTTCATGACCAGAAATAAATGGGATCTTGGGAGCGCCCTGCTCTCGTTTATTGATCTCTAAAAATGGAACATCATTGAAACCGCCGACTAACTTAGCAAGTTTGTCTATATATTCACTTTGTGACTCATACCCATAATGCTCTCTTGAGTCAAGAGGCATAGCATATTTTCCAAAGTCCTTAGGGTTCATGGTCATCAAGGCTCTAGCGTTGTCTCCAGTAAACGCCTCTTTGAGCGCCTGCTCTTTATACAACCGCTCAAGGTTAGGGATTTCATCAGCCGCACGTTCTAAGCGCCTTGAGCCGTAGTCACCCTTCTCTTGCTGGACAGTCTTCCTAAGCTCAGTCAATGCGCTAGGTTTCATAAACATTGGGGCTTTAGCCGCCATGCGCTTGATCTCAGACTCAATTTCAGCGTTGGTCAGTGAGTTGGGGACAACGTCGGCAAGGTATCTGTTCTGATCCCTAGCGATCAAGGCTTTGACAGCCTCAGCTCTAGGCGCCATCTCTTCACGCATCTTAGCCAGCTTGGCTAATTGTGCCTGCTTGACGGCTGACTTAACAACGCCACCAGTAGCTAAGCCAGCCTCTTCTTCAGGCTCAAGCATCTGGGAAGCCGCACCAGCGCCAGCAGTTGGGATGCCAACCTGTTGGTACAGGGGTAAGCCCTTCTGCTTGATGGACTCACGCATCGGTTGCGTAATCGGAAAGTAGTGCACGTCAGACAGTTGTGTGTTGCCAAAGCCTTGTAGGATCTTGCCGTAGTCACTAGCCTGTTCTGCGTTCATGTCAGGCAAATTGTTGGGATTAAGGTTGAACTTCTTCTCCATGGCTTCAGGCGTTGCCGCAACCTGACGCATTTGAACCTGAGCGCCGTAGTCTCTACCATAGCTGTTCAGGTAGTCAGTCAGCATCTTGTCATAGAAGCCTTCCATGCCTTCCTTGCGAGGTAGGGACGTACCTTCTGCTTCTGTCTGCATACGATCCCAAATACGGTTCGTTAGCTTGTTGACCTGCTCTGGGTTGTTCTCACGGTTCAATACTGTGTTGACAATTCGGTGCAGGTCTTCCTTAGACTTGACTTGGTCACCGCTTCGCTCAAGCAAGATGCCACGATCACGAGCAATCTCTTCAAGGTCTCGACCTTCATGGCGTCCGCCAGTCTGCTCTTTGGCTCCAACAATCCAACCGTCATCGCTCTTCTTCCAATCAATGCGTTCACTACCGTAGCGCTTGAAGTGCTCGGCGCCGGGCGTGATCGCAATCCCGTCATAGCCCTTATCAGCCGCATAGTTAAGCAAACGCTTCATTGCCAGCTCGTGCCAGTTCTTTTTGAATGGCGCGTCAGGAACAACGCCAGTCAACTTGCCTTCTTGGGCAATTGTTTCAGCATGATGTTTTCCGTAACCAAGCGTATCTACAGAGCCATCCTGCCACCTAACTCCGTAGGTTTTGTCGCCAAGAGGTATAGCCTCGCCAGTCATACGCATTGGGTTTTCCTCAGATGCGTAACCTTTCTTGCGTCCCGCCTGATGCCAGTCAGACTGGATCTCTTCAACTTGCAAGACCTTCCTCGGCGGAACCTTGCGTTCACCCTGAGCCATAGTCACGTTGTTGCGAATGCTTTCAGGCAAAGTCTCAACATACGCCTGCAACTGTTCAGGGGTATCAAACATATCTGACCGTCTGCCAGACGTATTGTTGACAACGTAAAAGCCCTTTTGTGAGGGCTGAGCGATCATTCTATCCTGCACACGCATGTGAGCTAACACGTTGGGATCATCCCAATGACCAGATGAGTAGTTGGATGCGGCTGTCTGTTTCTTTGCCTGCAAATCTGCCATCTCTTTAATTTGCGCAGGAGTCAAGTCACCACGTCGTTGTTCTGCCTCTAGCATCAACAAACGATGAAAATCTTTTTCTGTATAGGACTGCGGTAACTTGAGCAGGATTTCGCGGTAGTTGCTACCACCTTTACTTACGTAATCAGAATCGTTGTACTTTACGGCGTCAGCATCAATTTCATCATTCCATTGACGCATTACGTCTCTTGGAACTTCACTGTAACGATCATACCCATAGATTTCCATCTTATCGTCGATTAATGCTTTGCGCGCATCATCATCTAGATCTTCAAGCACACGCTCTTGAACCCTTGGTGGTGGGTTATCCGCTAATACTTGCTGAGCCTCTTCCTTAGTCATCTTGCCCTTGGCTTTGAATGCCTGCTCAAGCTTACGATCAGCCAGCTCACTGGGTTTAATATTTTTTGTATTTTTAAGTTCAGAAAAAAACTCGGGGCCTGTGCCTTTGTTGCGTTTTAGGTTGGCTAATGCCTCATCCACCGCGGAGTAGAAGGGGGCAGTCTTCTTAGCGGCTTTAGCGCCTAACCCACCTAATTTGACAAGGCTCATAGTGGTCTCTCTTCAAGGATTAGATCGTCACCACGGATAGCACCACCAGCGGCTTTGTGCATACCACTGTCAGCAACTTGACGTGCCGCATCATCCACTGACAAGCCCTTGTTGACAAGGTCTACGATCTTGTTCAGGTTGTTCATGCTGTCTTTGATGCCGTACTTCTTAGCGGCGTTCACGAACTCGTCGCCGTTGATGTAGGCGGCTGGTTTCTTGAGGTATCCGCCTTCGGCTTTCTTGACGGCTCCACCCTTCTTGAGTCCGAGCTTCTGCAACTCGGTCAAGATGTCTTCGGTGATCAACTGTGTAGGTGGGTTGCCGCGGGTGTAGTCCATGTAGCCGGGCTTCCTGCCCTTCTCGCGCATGGTCTTATTAACAAAGTCCTTCATGACAAGGTTACGCTCCACTGGGGTAAACGTCACGCCCAAGTCCTCACCCTGCAAGATAGCTGGGAACGCTGGATGCAGGTCAGGGCGATCAATGATCCCGCCGCTCAATGTGAACAGGCGGTTACCCAATGCACCAGTGGGTTGATCTATCAACGCTGGGTCGGTTGTGTTGCGAATGATCTTGTCGTAATCAATGATCTGACCCTTCTTACCGCCAACTTGTACGCCGCCCATTAAGTGACCAGCAATAGAGCGACGACTGAAAGTATCAGCGATGTTCTTGAAATTTTTATCTAAAATGTCAACATCCGCAGGGAAAACAGGATTACCCTTTTTGTCAACAGACGCGGCTAAGCGCGTATTGATCAGGTCTCGCAGTTCAGGCGTAAGCTCACCACGCTTGGCGGCTTTCTTAAAGTCACCGTACAGCTTGTCAAACACCATCTGGTTTGATTGATGCTGAGTAGGTGTACCGATCATGGCGGCGTAGACTGGGTTGTCACCCTTCTTGCCACCACCGAGGATGGTCTTTGCTGTGCCTGCGTTTTGAACGCCCCATGCCGCCTCAGCCGCACGGTACTCAGGTTCGGTGAGTTGAAGGCCAGAGAAACCGGGGCCTCCCAAGTATCCGCCACCAACCTTTGTGCGATCAGACTGTGTAATCTTTAGTGGACGACCCTCGATCTTGCCCAGCGCCTCAGAGGCTTTCATAGGCGCTTTGTTTCCCAGCTCCAGCATCATGGTGTCTGGGTTGTTGGAAATGTTAACGCCGCCCTTGGGTTTGACCACGTTAGATTGCGTACCCATGCCTAACAGCAAGTCACGCTGTAGACCACCACGATCAAGCGCTTGGGTAACCATAGGGTCTAAACGCTTCTCAAGAGCCTGCGCTCCTTTGCCTGCCGCCTTCATGGCTTGAGAAGTGGCTGGGCCTGTTAGATACTGCAAAGCCACCGCTTCGGGTAGCACTGGCGGGATCTTGTATTCTGTCTCAAGGCGCTCAAGCATGTCGCCTACGTCACCTGCGTACTCATACGCCAAGGGTTGCTCAGGCTTGTACATGCGCTCTTGCATGAACTTGTCAGCCGCCTCGTCACCCTTGAAAATGCGAGTAGGTATTGAGTTGATGCCCTGCGTAAGAGCTGAGCCAAGGAACCTACCAGCCTGTACGCCACCAGCAAGCTTCTCAAGTCGGGATCTGTCAGCCTCTCGCTGGCGCCTGAGCTGGGCGTCGCGTTCAGCCATGCGCCTGCTCATCTCTAGGTTCTCTTTGGATGGAACGCTTAGGTCAACGTCGCCGTACTGTGGCAAGTCCATCGCTCTAGGATCTTCAATGAACGGCATCGGCTGGGCAGGCTTAAAGTCTTTCCGCCTGATGTTCCCAACTCGTGGGTAGAACGCTGGTGTGTTTTCGTCAGCCATGGCTTATCCCGCTGAGTTGCTGTTAGCCCAATGATACCTTGGGTGTAGCGATACGTCCATCATGCTGAGTACGGGTTCTCGATCTTACGGCGTCCACTGTCAATGTAGTCGTCCATGTCGTAGTCGTCCCGCGGTGCTCCATCAATGTCCAGCCACCCAGCATCACGCAGGAACCGCAAGCCTTGGGTGCAGGCGTCCACGAAGTCGTCGTGTGTCGAATCAGGGAAGCTACAGATCTGGGAGACGAAGCCTTCAGCCCAGTCCTTGACGTATCCTTTCCTGACACTGCTCTCAGGGATCCATACACGCCCAGCGGCAATGATGTTCGACACAATGTTCAGGCGCTGGATCTTGTCAGCGCGACCGGGGTTGTACGCACGAACAGGCAAGTGCCCACGTTGCAAGTCTTGTATAAGAGCTATGCCTGCGGACTTGTCTTCCACGAGGATCAGGTCTACGCGCTTCTTGTCCTTGCCCTCACCGTAGACTACGTCGTACTCCTCAATGACCTTGGGGCGCAGGTCTGGGTATTGCAGGCGGTCTTGCCAGCAGTCAATGATCATGGCGGACATGGGGCCATCCAGTGGCTTGAACACACCAAACGTGATAGCGGCTGTCGGATCGTTGACAGTCTTCTCTGAGCTGGCGCAGTCGTAGCTTTGCAGGATGTACTCGAACTTAGGGAACGCCTTGTTTGGCGCCCACAGCTTGAACATGTCGCGCTTGACGATCCCTGACTCTTCAGGGTCGATCAGCTCAGCGTGGATCTCCTGCCTGCCGATCTTAGTACCTTCGTATGCAAGGATCTGTTTTTGGAAGCTGGGCGCTAGGTTGGCTAGGTTGACGTAGGTCGATGCCGTCGTGAGGGCTACGTCGTCTCCTTCACGCCCTAGAAGCTCCACAATGAGGTCTTTGGGTCGTGGGGTAGTCGTGGCAATGATCTGGGTTCTGCCGTCTTCCTTCTTCAAGCGAACGGCGAACTGGATGTTGTACCAAGCTTCGTCGAGGTAGTCCCAAGCGGCAAGCTCGTCCAGCCATGCGCCATGGTACTGACCACCACGGAAGCGATCAGGCTCGCTGGCGCTGATGCCTTTGATCAGGCTCCCATTGACCAGCACGATCTCGTGTAGGGCTTTGTTGTAGTCTCGTATCAACGCAGGCGGGATCACGGCGATCAGTCCTGACTCACCCTCAAAGCATGTGCCGCGTACGTCCATGGATGTGGGGGCGGAGACCAGCCAACGGGTGCCGGGGTTCTCCCACGCCCACCACCAAAGCTGTTCAGCCGCGGTGCGGGTCTTGCCAGCCCCACGACCAGCCAGCATGAGCCAGATAGACCACCACTCACCTTGAGGTAGCTTCTGGTGATTGAACGCGCCTGAGAGCCATTTGATGCGTGTGGCGTATGCGGCGCCGTGGTACGGGCCCAGACTCTTGCGAAGCCCCTCGTCTTGCAAGATGTCCAGAATGTCCTGTTCAATGACAGCACTCATTCAGCAATCCGTATCAGCTCAAGGCGCTTGACAGCCACGTCCATCATGTCCCTGACGTTCACATCAATGAAAGTGAGGTCTTGGGTCTGCTCTGGTTGCTTCTGCTCACCGTACTTCTTGGGAGCCATACGTGCGGCTGTCCACTTGCGGGTGTCGACCCGAAGCTTCATCCATGCCACGTAAGAGGAGTCGAACTTGACCTCAACCAGCTCTCCATTCTTGTCCACGACGTGAGCCAGCTCTGGTGGTTGGTCAACAATATCGATCAATTCATCGAACTGAGTCTCAGCCTGCAATTCACGCGCACGTGCGTATTTGTCGCAGAAACTTGCTTCGGAAGCTAACCAACGGAACACAGTAGCCTTGTCTGGCATACCTTCATCCTTACAGATTTTGTTTAGGCTCTCCCCTTCTGCTAAGCGTATGCAGATGAGGTTACCCATGTGTTCTGTGTAAGTGTTCCCTCTTGTTGTCACTTCTTTTGTTTGCGGCTTACCTGTCACATCGGCGACTGTGTCGCTGGAAAGATCTTTTGGTTTCTTTGCC